TATTTAATTTCTTCCACTTCTTTCTCACCTTGAGTCGTCTGACTTTATTACCGCCTTTTTTACGCTCAATTTTATCTTTCAGTTTGCCTTGGCGATTGTGGAATTTCAGTTTGTCTTTATTTCTTTGAGTAGCACGCCGTTGCTGAGTATTTTTTGCTTTATATTTTTTAGACTTCCGTTCTTCAAGATCCGATTCTTCGGCTTCTATTTCGGCCCTTTCCGCAATGGATAATTTGAGCCATTCCAACTCTGTCCATTCAATTATGACTTCATCATCAGCCAGCTCTTCCATTGCCGATGCCAAGCATAGATAATCAAGATAATCTGAAAATTTAATCAGACTCATTTTCCTCTTAGAATCCTTTTGGCGGCACCTCGAATATCTTCCTTCTTAGCCTTTTTGTCAGGTTTATTATCACCATCTTTGTCGTCTTTTACATCAGGCTCGTCGTTCCCATCTTCTGTACCATCAGCATCATCTTTAGTGATAATTTTTTTCTTATTTCCAAAATTAGCTAAGTTTTCATCTTTTTTCTTGTCCTCATCATCTTCAGGAGATTTATCTTCGTCATCAGATTTTGAGTTGTTTTTCTTCTTAGCATCTATAGCTTTTTGAAGTGCTGGAGGTAATTTACCTTCTTCTACTTCTTCTCCAAATTCTTTTTGTAAATCTTTCAGAGATTCATTTCCTTCAGCACCAAAATGTGCTTTAAAAAACGCTACTATATCTGCTTCATCCCCAACTAAATCAAGTCTGTCTGGATCACCTCCACCAGGCATAGATGGTTTAGCTTTGCCTTTCGCAACAGAGGCTTTAAGATTGAATTTTTTTGCTTCTTTTGCAGGTTTCCAATCTGAAGCATCCGTAGCAACTGATATTTTTGCTTCGTGAATACTTTCATTGGCGGATTCGTTCTGCACAGCCATTTTGACGGCCGCTAAATCTTTAGGATTAAGCCTATTACCCTCATCATCAACTAATGCTCCCGATTGTTTCCCTGATTGATAGTCACTCGGTTCTTTGTTGATGATATGCATAACTTGATGAAAAACCTTTTGTGCTGGTTTACTTAATTTTCTTACATACGGATTTGCTTCGTGAATACTTTCTTCATCTTCGTGAGTATGAGGTTTCTCGCCACCTTCGTGAGTATGGACAGTACCATCATCGTGAGTATGTTCTACTCCATCGGGATGTCCTTCACAATTCTCTTTGAACATACTTTTGGCAAGACCGTCTTTTATTTCCGTAACTTTCGTATTGATTCTACTGTCAATTTCATCAGTTAGAACCTTTTTGAAGTTTGTAGGCTTTTTGTCTCGTGCGTGTTGCACAAGTTTTCCTAAATTTTCATTTATCATAATAGTTTTTATTTCTTAATATAAGTCAGGTGATTCGCCGGTCTTCCCATCAGCATCTTTTTTGGCTTGTTTGGCGGCTTTTTCTGATTCCATTTGTTTATCTAATACATCGATATCTTCTTCGGTTTGCATTAGAATGTTTTTTCTTACCCAGTCGATTGAGTAATAACGACCTATCATCTCTCCACTTGATATAGTATCAAGCATATCGATTCTTGAGGACATCATCTCAAGTTTTTTGAGTTCTGAAAAATATCCATCATCCTCAAAGATGAAATTGATATTCTCTTGATAGATGTTCCACTCACCTTTATCAATAATTCCCTTTGCAAGGAGCTGAGTTCTTAATAATGAATAAAGTAAATCAGAGAATCGTTTACGTAGTTTTGTTACATATTTAGTAAACTTTATTTCATCTCTTGTTATTTCACCCGTTCTGGATAAACTCCAAGATGAGTCTGTTTCCAATCTACTGGCTGGAACGTGTAGTGACTGATATACTTTTTTCTGAAAATATGATACATCATCCATATCACCAAGATTTTGTCCCCCCGGCAATGTCTCTACTTCAGTTCCTCGACCGCCCTCTTTTCGTGGGAGCCAAAAATCTTCCATCATTGACATTGTATCTTTACCATTAGCGACAGTACCCGTGCTTGCATCATAAACCATCTTATTCTTAAACTTGTTCATAATGTTGCGGAGATACGCTTCCGCTTTTGTTTTTGGTAAATTACCAACATCAATATAAAACACCCTTCTTTCTGGTGCTCGTGTAATCCGATAAATAACCATTGAGTCTTCTAACATTCTCAATTGGTTAATTGGCTTCATTGCCTTATGAAGATAAGAAAGAACAACTTCCTTATCTTTATCATATAGTCCGGAATCAGACGTAGCGACCGCTTCCAGGGCAACTTTCAGGGTTTGAGTAACTCCTTTACTCTCCTTAGTATATATCCAATATTCATCAACCCCAACAACAACATCAACTCCATTTTCATCTTTTTCTTTGATAATCTCTTTAATTTTCTTGATATTAGTGGAGTCAATATATCGTAACTCTTTAATACCCTTCTTCAGATTATCGTTATCAAAAATAATATGAAAGTGGATTGCTCCATCCTCATACCATCGTCTGAATAGTTCAGGTCCAGATCGATTAAACTCTAATTTTTTAGAGATAACGTCAAATTCTTCTGCTATCATATCTTTGATATTCTTAGGCACATCAACCGTGTCCAGTTTATCAAGATATATTATTACTGGGTCCTTATAAGGATCCAGCACTATTGCTTCGTTAACTATATCATCAATTGCCGATTCAGCCTCTGGCTGTCTAGCACATTGCCGATATTTAGCAATTAATTCTTGCTGTGTTTTAAACGCGGTATCGAAATTGATGGAGAAGGCGTTTATTCCCCCTCCGTCAATTACAGTGGAACCATCGTCTAGATTTGGTGCAACAAAGGACTTCGTCCCCCTTTCCACCACGTTAGAGCCAATTTTCTTCTCTATCTTATAACCAAATAGTTCCATATCACCAATTGTTGTTATTTAAGTTAGTATTTGAGTATATTTATACGACTCAAATAACAAACAGTATTAATTATCCAATACTATCTATGGTATCAATGAGGCCACCGTACCTTCTTGACCTGTCATTGTATCATAACCAGAATCCCAAGAAACTGCAAATGTCACAGTATATTCTTGAATAGTATCAGCGGTTTCCCAAGAAAGGTCTATTGCTCCGACTTCGCTTGGCCATCCGTAAACTGTTACAGAGTGTGTGGTGTCTCCACCTCCACGTTTCATTGGTTGAATTGAGATTGATCTATGAGCTTTACCAACGGATTCTGAAGTTTTAAAATCTAAAAATCCGACAATATTCTTTTGCCAGTCAAGAAGACCTTTACGTACAACGTATGCTTCATCGTTAATAATTGTCGCTGTCCAATCAGCAAATGTTCTATCACCCGGAATCTTCATCTTACGATTCTGATAAGGAACTTCGACTACACCAACTGTGGCTGCGGGTAGAGAAGCCGTCTTAACAAACATTTCAACTTCCAATGCCGGATCATTTCCTGCAATAGTAACGTGAAATAAATTAGAACGAGCATAGTCACCTGAGTATTGAAGACCAAAGTCATCGACTATAAATTTTGGATCTGCCATTTAGTTCTCCTATACTTGTCCAATCACTTCACTAAAATCAACACCAGTCTTTGTCGCAACAAAGTTAAGTGTGATAAAGTTAATTGATTTGGAAGGTTTTAGAAAAATACTCGCAATGAATTGATTTCCATCAATGACTTCAGGCGTATTATTGCTTGCATCGCATTGAACATAAAAATCATATACCCCTTGTGCCGCTTTAATTCCAGAGAGATATGGATTAACCATATTCAAGAAATTCTTACGGGTGAATTCGTTGTTGAATTCAAACAAGAAATATTTTGCGGATATTGATATCGCCTTTTCTAGAATAATGAACAATCTGCGAACATTGATTCTATCGAAAGCACTAGGTTTAACTAATAGAGTTCTATCTCCCCAGAGGACTGTACCTTGTCCTGGGAAAGTTACAATTGGATTGATTCCGTTTGGAAGCATATACAATTGATCTCTATGAGCTTGAGACGGTTGATAAGCAAGTTTTACAACGCCCTTAATCTGACCACGGTTAAGACCGCCTGGACTCCACCAAGCATCTCTTACGCTATCAGTATGAGCCATCAATCCTGCAATATCACCACTGAAACCAATCCAGCGATAAGTATCCGAATAAACGTCATAAACGTATTTGTAGTTGCTATCAAGTGTACCGTAAGATGAAGCAGAGTTAAATGCTACATCGGTTCTCCAAGCAATTACATTGTTAACAGCGTTGGTGGCTCCACCAACATTAACAACTTCTGCTTTCGGAGGCGATACAATAGCGATACAGTCTTTACGACCTTCTGCTACTACCTCAATGATGTACTTAGAAACAACTGCAACTTGAGCCGAATTTTCGTTA